TGCCGAGGCCGCGGATCGTGTCCATGTAGGGCGCGATCGCCTCGTTGACCTTGTCCGCGAACTCGGCCTTCGAGCGGATCGGCTCGATGCCGGCGCGCATCTGCTCCTCGCGCTGGTAGGCGTACTCCTGCAGCCGCGGGTCCGCCTTGGACCAGAAGTCGTGCATCTCCTTCTTCCACGACTGCGGCGGCCGGCGCCAGACGGGCTCCTCCACGGCCTCGGTCGCCTCGCCCGCGGTGGCCTGCGGCCCAGCGGGCGCGGCCTTCGGGGCCTTGGCGGCAGCCTCGGCCTTGGCGAAGCGGCCCGAGGCGTCGCGCGCGCGGTCAGCGGCGGACTGCGCTGCCTCGGCCTCGGAGGCCGGCTCGGGCGCGGCCTCGGGCGCGGGCGCTTCCGCCTCGATCGCGTTGAACTGTTCCGCAAGCAGCTCCTTGCGGCTGTCGCTGTCTACCTTCTGGATCTCACCGTTCATGTCATCTCCGGGTCTGCGACCGCAGGTCGGCCAGGATCTTGTCCGCCTGCCGATCGGTCATGTTCCACAACTGTTCGCGCAGGCGCTTGATGCGCTGCTCGCGGTTAGTCGTGATCGGCTGCCTCGCCTTGGGCATCTCGTTGCCCACCTCGAAGCAGTTGTGTCTCTTCAGATGCTCGCGGTGCTGCGAGCGGCTGCTGATCCACGAGCCATCCGCCATCGACTTGTATCCGCCGATGTCTGGAACGATCTGGATCTTCGGCTCGGCACCGGGCGTGGCGACCGCGATCTCGATCATCTCGCCGTCGCGCCAGACGTATCGCGTCCTCATAGCAGCAACATCACCTCCTCGTCGTCGGCCTCCAGTTGCATGTCGCGCTGGATTGCGGAGGCGCGCTCCAATCCAGCCATGATGCGGCCGAGGTCGATCCTCGGGGCCTTCAGTATGTCGGCGCGGGCCTCGACCCCTGCGGCCTCGACCGCGCGCGTGACGACGTATTCCGCGGCATCGGGCAGCGACTGCTTGCCCTCGACGATGCGCTCGTACAGCGCCAGGACGCGCTGCCGGCGCTGATCGGTAGCGTCCCGCTCTTCGCGCAGCTTCTTGGCGCGGTATTCGCCATCATGGGTGTCGTCGACGACTATGTACGGCGAGTCACCCCACGTCGCCTCGTCCCATCGCCCGGCGTCCCAGATGCCGATCATGCGCCAACTTCAACGCCCATTGCCCTGCCATCCGGGCCGCGGACGATGCGTTTCGGGGCGGCCATGGCCTGCATCAGCGCCTGCATGAGCCCCAGCAGCTGCTGCTCGCGCTGGGCGCTGTCCTGCGCCATCGCCTGAATCATCGAGCGCACGTCCTCGGACATGCCGGTCGCCATGCGGTTAGTGATATCGTTGACCGCGTCGATCGCCGGGACATCCGCCCCCGCCGCGCCGATACGCGCCACGAGGATCTTGGTATCGGCGTCGAGTTGCGCCTTGTGCCGCTCCAGCTCGGCGCGCTGGGCAAGCTCCTCGGCCTTCAGAGCAGCCTCGAAACGCTGGCGCTGCTCTTCGATGGCAGCCTGCGCCTGGGCCCTCATCTGCTCGATCTGCATATCGGCCTGCAGCTTGGCCTGCTGCATCTGCGCGTCGAACTGCGCCTTCTGCTGCTCGGCCTGCATGCGCGCGGCCTCGGCCTGCTGCTGCATTTGCGCCTTGACCATCTCGGGGTCGGGCGGCGGCTGGGCGCCGGCGTCGACCTGCTGCTGCTGGGTGATCTGCTCCAGCATGCGGTCGAGCGTGCCTTCGATCGGCTCGGCCTGCTTGAACGCGCCGATGCCGTACTTCATCAGCTCGATGACGATCGGCGCGGCCTGCGGCACCTGCTGGACGACCGGCAGCGCCTTTTCAAGGAAACCGCCATAGGCCTGCACGAACTCCAGCCGGTCCTGCTTGTTCTGCGCCTCGTCAATCTGAACGAGGCTGTCGGACGCGACCTCGATGCGGAAGTTCCGCAGCGGCTTGTCGGCCAGCAGTTGCAGCGCCTGGGGGATCAATTGCTGGTCGGCCGGCGACATCTGCTGCGCGGCGGCGTACTGGAGGATGGTCTGCGGCTGGAACAGCTGGCAGATGATCTGCGCCTTGAGGCGGATCAGCTCCGACGCGAAGAGGGCGACCTCCTCCTGCATCGAACGCAGCCGCAGGCCAGCGTACTGGCCCTTGATCTGCTGCGCGGTCGCGGTCTCGGACGCGGCGGTCTGGCCGCGGATGATATCCGAAATGCCGGTGATCTCGTAGATCTGCGCCTTGATCTGCTCGCGCGCCGCGTAGCATTGCAGCAGGCACTGGGCGAGGGTGTCGAGCGGCAGGAGGTCGATTGAGCCCTTGAGGCCGCCCTTCTCGCCAAATGCCATCCACTTGTCGACCGGGATCAGCGCGTTGTTGTCGCCCTCGGTCAGGAGGCGCTGCAGGGCAGGCTGCGAGGCATCGTAGACGCCGCGCATGCGCAGCGCCTTCACGAGCCCGTCGATGCGGTCGGACAGGATGTCCAGCTCGTTGGCTTGATCCTGATAGAGCAGGAAGTCTGGCACCGGGACGAGGGTGTCGGACGTCGTCGTGGCGTAGAGCGGGCGCGGGCAGGGGTAGAAGCCCTCCAGCTCCAGCGGGTCGTCGCGCTCGTCGACGAATTGCGCCATGCTCTTATTGATCCAGTAGACCTTCTGCGTCTCGCGGTCCCACAACTCGCAGATCTTTGCGCGCGTGCCCTCGCGCTGTTTGTTAGGGCCGTCGAGGTTGTCGGGTCCGCTGTCGAGCGGGATCCTGCGGCCCATCTCCTCGCCGAAGCGCTCGACCAGCGCCTCGCGGGTCATGTAGACCCAGCGCCAGACCTGCGTGACCTCTTCCCATGTCCTGGCCGACGAATGGCCGAAGTCCTTCCAGTGGACGTAGTCCACCGGCGCGCACTCGTACTCGATTTCCTCGGGCACGCCGGCGGGCTCGGGCTGGTTGCCGTCCTCGTCGACGTCCTCGGTGACCTGCGGGCCGTCCTCGGGCATGCCGAGTTCCTGCGCGCGCACATGCGGCTCATAGCGGACCCACGCGACGCCGCGGCCGCCGAGGAAGCGGTCTTCGACGGCGTAGCGCATCGTCGCGCGGAAATCGGGGTAGTGCTCGATCTCATAGTCTAGGGCGCGCTCGATCAGCTGCGCCGCCACGCGACCGACCTGGTCGTTGTCACCGAAGCGCCGGGCCGCCGAGGCCTTTGGCAGCTTGGCGTAGACCGCGGGGATAAGCGTCTGGACGTTCGACCAGAGGATGTTGAACTTGACGGTCTCGTTGCCCGACTGCGTCCGCATGTCGTCGCGGTACCGCTTGATGATCTTGGTCGCACGCTTCTGCCAGCGCTCGAACTCGCGCTCGTAGGTCGAGATCGCCTGCAGGTACTTCTGCAGTCCGGTCGGCTGGGCGTCGGCCATCACGGCCTCCTGCGGAAGATGACGTCGCGATGGACATGCCCGGCGATCATATAGCCCCAATCCGCCAGCATGGTGATGGTGTCGACGTCGGTCACGCCGTAGCGCTCGCCGAGGCCCTTCAGCTCCAGCACGATGGTCGGCCAGGAGTGCTTGATCGTCCGCTCCGCGCCGAGGACCGCGGCGTGTTCGTAGCCCTCCACGTCGAGGCAGAGCAAGTCGCAGTCGTCGATCTCGAGGCTGTCGATCCGCATGATCGAGAACTCGGAGCCGTCCTTGACCCTGTGCGCGCCGACGTTGTGCGGGTCGAAGCGGTCCATCGCGCCGGTGCCGGGCTGCGCGCCGAATGCGCCGCGATAGGCCATGACCCGCGCCCCGCGCTGCAGGCGCTCATCGAGGTTCGCCATCAGCGCGGCGTGGTTGAACTCGTCGGGCTCGGCGGTCACGACGCAGTTGAAGTGCCGGGCGAGCGCGACCGGCCAGATGCCGATGTTGCCACCGGCCTGCACAACGGTGCGCCTGCCATCGGTGCGCGGCAGGATGTCGGTGTCGAGATCCTCGACCTCGCGCAGGATGATCTCCAACGCGACTTGGTCCGCGTCGGGGACGAGCCAGCCTTCACGCCGCTGCATGGTATGGCACCTCGGTCTGCTGCCACGGACGCGGCTGGCCGTGGAAGATGATGACGCGCTCGTTCTTGGTGCGCGGGCTAGCCTTGAAGCTGCCGATCGCGCGCGGCGCGACGTCCTGCCAAAACGCCAGCTCGCCGGCGTAATGCTGTTCCAACCATTCCTGGTCGCCGCCGAGGTGATACCGAGGGTCAGCCTCAAACTCTGCGGTCAGCCTCGACAGGTCGCCATCCCACCACATCATCGACGATTGCATGGCGTTGCGGTTGCTGCGGCCGCGGTAGAAGTCGCGCAGGATCACGAATGCGTCGTGGCGCACTAGCTCGACCAGCGGCTGGATGTCGCGACAGAGCACGGTGTCGAGGTCGAAATACAGGACCGGGCCGGGCAGCTCGAACAACTCCATCTTCGCCCACCAGCCGGGCCAATCGCGGCGCAACGGCCGGGCCTCGATGTCGTCGTCCTCGGCGAACGCGTAGCAGGTGTCGGTCAGCACCACGAAACGGTGCGCCGGCGCAAAACGCGCGCACATGTCGGCCAAGGCGCGGACATGCTCGGGGCGGTAATCTCCGCCGGATCGCAGGACGGTGGCGATCGAGATCATCGCGGCGCGGTGCTGCGCGCGAACCGCTCGTCGGACTCGCGTAGCGCCCGGGCCAGATCGGCTGGCGACGGGCGACCGCGAGCTGCGACCGGGCGCGCCGGCGGCGGGCCGATTGGATCAACTGGCATGGGGCGCGCCATCGGCATCGCCGCTATGTCCGCCGGCGTCACGCCGCCGAACGTGTCGACGCGCGGCGGCACGAAGTCCGCCTCGTTTGTCGGCAGACCCTGCATCACCGGCAGGCGCGGGCGGGGCGGGGCGGCGGGACGTGGCGGGGCCGGGATCGGGGCCGCCGCGCCACGCGGGTCGATGCTGGGCATGTACGGGATCGACGGCGACGGCGCGTCGTAGTCGCCGGGCGGCGTCGGAGGAAGGGCGGCGTTGGGCAGGCGCTCGTACATCTGCGCGGCGTCGGTTGCCTCGGCGGGCGACATGGCCGGGCTACCGCCGAACCCGAGCATGCGGCGCAAGTCGCTGAAGCTGTAGCTGCGGACAGGGCCGCCCGCGGTGCCCTCGGGGCGCAGCATCGGGTCCATGATGCCCGCCATCCGGCGGTCGAAGGCGTCCTGTTCTTCGCGGCTCATCGCCATCGGCGTCACTCCTTGTTTCGCGCGCTGATGGCGCGGGCCTTGGCCTTCGCGTCGGCCTTCGAAGAGGCGCCCCATGCGCGCAGCGCGAGCGCAAGGCGGGTCGGCTTGCCGTTCTTCTCCATCGGCCCGGGCATGTTGCCCATGCGAGCGAGGAACGAGGCGCGGCGCGGGTTGTCACCCGATTTCACGGGTGGCTTGAGCGTGCCGCCGGTCTGGGCCTTGTAGCTGGCGCGGCCCTTGGCATTGAGGCCGCCGGCAGGGTTCTTGCCCTCCTTGCGCTGCCACGCCGCGCTCATCGCTTGTTCTCCGGCTTTGCGGTCTTGGCCGCCTGCTTGAAGTCTGCCGCGGTCGGCCGGCCCTTCTCGCCAGGGCGCTTCATTTTCTCGCCGGAGCCCGCCTTGATGCGCTCTTGCTTGGCGAGGATGTTGGCATAGAGGCCGGGCTTGTTCATGACACTACGCGAAGACGCCGACGCCGACAGCCGTGA